GCTCTACTTGAACCACCTTCTACATCACCAACAGGAGCTGGAGCATTAGACTTCTGTTTTCCGAGTTCCTTCGTTGCTTTTGAGGATAACTTAGTCAATTCAACTCCCATTTGTAATGGACTTAAATTGGCTATTCTTATTGCCTCATTGATGTTTTCAGACTTACCTAAAAATGTAATGACCTTTTCAGGACTTGGAATTGCAGCTAAAGCCTGCAAGAATTCCTGACCACCGACACCAGCTAATTGTAAGTTCGTTACGGATTTGTCGTAAACATCACCGAATTCTTCCTTAGCGTTCTTCTCAATTTCTGTCATCTTAGCCACAAAAGATTGTTGTTGAACCTGTTGCTCTGCTATTTGTTTAGCATAAGTCATTGCTAGTTCTTGAATATTCTCTTGAGGTTGATCATAAGTTTGTTCTGGTTGCTGTTGTGCTCTAGCTTGTAATTCTTCTAGCTTTTGCTTGGCAGCGTTCTTTTCGGCAGCAAGTTCGCCCATCCTACGTCTTGCCCAGTCAGGCAGTTCGTTGTATGAGTTCTCTTGTTTTTGTTCTTCTTTAGGTGTTTCTATTGGTTCTTGGTTTAATTCAGCGTCTATTTGCGTTGTAGCTGTATCTTCCATTATTGCTCCTGTTGTAAGTTGGGTAAGTATTGACTAATAACCTGTGATGGATCGAAATTGGTATGCTCGTATTCCTTCGCAGGATCTTCTTCGTTCTCAATCTCCGTAACGGTTTTGTCGGTAATTTGATTGAGTTGTGTTGGACTTAACTGTCCAATTAATGCTTTCATGCGATCTGTTTCTGCCTTAAACGCAGCGATTACGTCTTGACGTTCATTCTCGTAACGCAATGCTAAATGGTTCAATGCATCTACGTCAGCACGTTGTTTCTCAATAGCAATGTATTGTTGCTTCTCGTTCAATTGCTCTGTCAATTGCTGAATGACCAATTGTTGCTGTTGTAACTGTTGCATCATGGCATTTTCTTGCTCAGATGGCCCAGTTCCTAAGATGTTAGGAGGTATCCAATTACGCATACGTTCTTGCAACTTGTCAGCACCAGGAAAGTCTGCACTTCCCATATATAAATCACCAATGACTTGCGACAAAGCAGGTTGAGCAGTTAATAGCTTCGTCATCGCATCAAACGCTTCTTCACGCTTCGTATCGTAACTTGGGCCACATTCTGCTACTACGTCATACTTACCAACATTCGGATTGAAAATAGTCTTAACCTTAGCTTCTTCTTCAATCTCATTCTGCAAGATAGCTTCTTTAGCTTGTGGATCGACCATAATTTGATCTTCAGAACCATCTTCACCTAAGATTCTAACAATACGTTTGGTGTCATAAATTTTAGGAATCAAATCAATAATAATCTTACCGATGAACTGAATCGTATTCGCCTGTGCATCTTGGAAATGGAATGTTGCACGATTACCTTGATTAACACGCTTATCAATAGAAACACCTGACAACTCTTGGCTTTGCTCGCCAAACGTCTGTTCGTACTGACCAGATGTCATCATCATTTCCATATTGGCAGCTTGCATACCTTCCATGTAAACAGGAGCACCCATTGGAGCTGGTGCTTTCTGTGGAGCTGGTACTGGATTGCCTTGTTCATCCATATGGTTATATGGCAGATAAGCATGATTCTCTACGTTAGCAGTAGCCCAATAGTTTTCTAATCCTTCGATAGCCTCTACAGGTGCAACATACGGACTCTTAGATTGCAATGCACCATATTCAAGTGCAGCACTAGCATTGTAGTTATAAGCACGTTGAGCATCCTTCATGTAACGAACAATACCTTTACGGTCTAATCTTTGTTCGATAATAACTTCTTCACCAACTTGTCTAGCAATAGGAATGTAACTGCCAGGCCATATACCTTTCTCTAAGACTTCTTGTCCACCAATTAAATACTTACGGATAACGTGCTTGTCAATTCTACGTCTGTCAATACCTTCGCCACCTTGACGAATAATCTCATTAAACAATTTGCGTTCTTCAACAGTAATGTCTGACTCACGCATGAATCTTGTCGATCCATCGTCATTAGTAATGGAATATAACCATTCTTTACGAGTTTCTTTCTCAAAGTATGTTGCTAGTCTTACAACGTCTTTAGTAATCCACATCTGATTACCACTAGGACTTGTCGCAGGAAGTCTGACATTTGGATACTTTTTCTCAAAATCTCGTCTTGGCATATCTTCATAGATAAATGCGAACCTAGCATCTGAACCATCACGCTTCTTAATATGAGGATCGAGATAAACCGACATAGCGTCTGGAATCTCTTTGATATAAATTTCTTGGTCAAACGTAGAATCGTCTGCATACTTGGTAATGACTTGAACATATCCAATACCAGCACCGACTTGTTGCTCTGAAGCAATATCATATGCAACTTTAGCATTAGACTTGTATTCGATATGACGAATTAAGCCTTCATAGATTTGTGCAGCTTCGTAACTTGCTTCGCCATTGGTAGGATGAACTTGAATACTTGGCTTGTTCTCCTTCATCTGATTAACAATCATTAACCAATGTGTATGTACCTTATTAATGGTAATCATTGGTTGCGTAGCCATATGCCTTCTAGCTTTTACACTTGGCTCCCATTGGTCTTGGTTATCAGAGTCAGCAAATAGAAAACGCATATCCTCTCTAAAGCGTTGACGAGTTGTTTGTTCCCAGTCTAAACAAGCCTTAAAGTTTTCGTGAGCTCGTTCGATAATGTCTTTTTCTCTATCTGCCATGATAAAACTCTCCTTGTGTCATTTGAGCCCACAAGTCATAAACCTCAGATGCTTCTTGAGCTGTTTCATAATAACCTAAATGTTTTCTTTTTCTAAGTCCTAATTTTGGATCAAAAGTCATAATTCTAGCCATAAATTTATTATTTCTTTTGTCAAAATTAACACCAACAAATTTATATTTATTATTGGTTAAAACTCTATTTGCCATGTTTTCAAAATTTTTAGCTTCTCTTAAGTTACATAATCTATTGTCATCTTTAATTTTATTAATATGATCTATTTGATGTTTAGGCCATTCTCCATGTGTTAAATACCATGCCAATCTATGAAGTTTATATTCTTTATATTTTATTACTGTTCTTAAATATCCATCTTGATCATAACTGCCAATAATTTTGTTTTTTTTATCTTTTCTTGTAAAAATACCCGTTTCAGGATTGTAATTCACTAAATTTTTAAGATTCATCCCCAATTACCTCCATAATTTCCGTTACGAGTAAACATCATAGGTCTTCTTATTGGTTGTTGTAATTTCTTTTCTACACGTTCTCGCACCATGCCTGGAAACAACTCAGTCAGTACCCATATCCAAGCATCCATTCTGTTCGGAGATGAATTACCGATGTAACCTTGTGTCGAGAATCCAGCCATTTCATCTTCTAAATCAATAAATCGCCCACAATGCCTAATTTTACCTTGTTCGTACAAAAGTGCAAATGGTTCTGCACGAATTACTTTGCCTCTTGATGCACTTACGGCTTTATATGGTGTTCTTGGTCTAGCAGACTGAATAACTTGTTCGACCATTGCTCCACCAAAGTTAGATTCAGCTAATACTAAATCAGCTTTATGACGTTCAAATGCAGATGCTACAACTTTACCCCATGTTGCAGGCCCAGCTTTGACTGTGCAATCCTCTAGTAAATAAGCGTTACCATCTACACCCAGAGCACCGACCACGATTCCAATTGCGTCATTATCTGCATTATCAGTATCACCAGAACCACTTGGATCAACACCGACAAGCACACGCACAAAGTCAGGTAAGCGTTCGTCTTCAACTCGCCATTTGTCAATATCTTCTTCTTTAAATAATTGATTTGGGTTCGCATCGGCAAACTCTCCTTCCAAGAACCTTTTTCTAAGTCTAGCACTTAAATTGTTCAAGGTTTCTAAGTAGCCATCCGATAAGTTTTCTTTATTATCATACGGATTAATCTGAAAATGACAGTAATCATGCTCATTTTTAAGTGGTAATTTAGTTTCTACATCCTTATGCTGAATGAATAATGAATAAGTCCAATGGTTTTTATTCGGAGGATTGCAGTCAAAATACATTCTAGGCTTGAGTAAAGAATTGGGTTTGCCTTCAATAACCTGTTCGACTTTCTGTGCCAAACGAGTTATTGCTATACCTACAGATTGATATGGTATTTGAGAACACTCGTTTAAATAGATAGTTACAAACTCCATACCGAGAATCTTTTCAGTCCGTTCCTTATCATCGAGTCCACCAAACCATATCTCAGAACCATTTGGCAAAGTAATAAACCAGTCAGTCTTGTTGACTTTATATTGAACATTTGGGAAAGCAAGCTCCATGACCTTTGGGAATGTGTCATAGATAATCGAGTTCTTAACCTGATTGAATCTAAACCTTAATATAGCATGACGGCTTTTAGGTGCTTTTAATGCTCTAACAATGATTTGTCTTACTAATAGAAATGTCTTACCTGACCTACTGCCACCAAATAGCATAGCATAGGTAGAATCGCCATTGATGACATTTAAAGCGTCAACTTGTTTTCTATGGAGTTTCAAGCGTTTTCGTCTTGAGGTAATAGTTGAATGGTTAGTGGCTCACCATCTGCACCTGTGAGTTCTTGCTTGACTGTTTCACTCCAACGCATTTGTGCCTTAGTCCACCAGATCATTGCAGTTGTATCGCCAGCTTGTGCTTTGTTAAATAGTGTATTCGCTATTGCCGAGCTTGCCTTTGCCTTGCCTACAATCAGTTCTGTCTTGTAATGCTTTGCAAGTGTTTTAGCTGTTATACCAATTAGTGCAGCGATTTGTTCTTGTGGCAGTCCTAGTCCACTTGATGTTTCTACAAGTTCTTTAAATGCCTCTGTTGGTTCGTGAGGTAGCATAGTCTTTTATTATCGGTAAGTTATTTTTAATAGTTTACATCAATAATTATATAAATCAATTAGTTATTAAAATAATGCATTTACATATTTTAGTCAATAGTATATCTAAAGGTGAATCATCACACTTGAACCAAGCATTAAGAAGTAAATGCTCTATTCCTTCCGAAGATAATGTTCAATCGTTAAATAGTTAGTCATTTCACCTTTATCTATTTAACTTGTGCTATACCCATTTAAGTTAGCGAGGCTTGCAGTTAAGGTTAGAACTAGCCTATGTTTTCTTCCACGCAACCCATGTAGGTTCTTACTGTCGGATGGAGTCCGATTACAGTCGTAGTAGTAAAAAAACCATTTAGTAAGTATCCTGAGGCCGTGTAGTTTAAGAAAATACTCTGACACTACTTTCCTAAACTCTCAAAATACTTATTAAATGGCTTAATCTCACAGACACGACTCTGTAATGAATTAATTATATAGTATGTGTAACTTGCTTGTCTAAATCTTTTTGTATTTTTTGCGATAAATCTAATAATTGTTGTGCTAATTTCTCGCCATGTTGTCTTTCTAAGCGATTACTAGGTACAACTTTTGCCATTTCTAGCCAAGTTAGGTAAAACTCCATTAGGTCATCAAACATTAGCTTGCTGGTGTTTCTATATTAGTTGCAACAGGAGCTGCTTCTGTATTTTCTGCTTCGGCTTTTTCTGCTTCAGTTTGTTTTACATGGTTTTCAACATGGTTTTTAAAGTAGTCAACTAGTCCACGACTAAATTTATGTGGTACGTCATCAAGATACTTTAATATTTCGTTGATTTGATCAATATGAAATGGTATTTGCATTTAACACTTCCAGTTCTTTAAAGATGCTTTGGCTCGTTCTGCTGGGCCTTTAGCGTGTTTAACAACTCCTTCCATTCTTGCACAAAAAGACTTTTTACGACCTTCGTCTTTTTTGGTCTTTGGATTTGGGGCAGGTGCTTTTAAATTACTTCCATTCTTTTCGTTATATTCCTCACGACCTTTAGCAGTCATTCCTGCACCTTTGTCAGTAGGATTATAAGTCTTACCTTTACCAGTTGTTTTGTGTGGAATAGGTTTATCGTGTTTTTTCATTTCTTAGCCGTTTTAGCTGATTCTTTAAACGCTTTGGCAGTTGGAGCACCTTTTGAACCAGGCTTTCGCATACGTTCAACAGTCTTTCCTTCTGCCTTTTCACGCTTAATACGTTCTTGCTTACGATGGATATTTTCGTATAAACCAGTTTTCATTTTTTCTTAGCTTTTTTCTTTTCAGCTTCACGTTTTTCAGCGTACGCAATTGCTACACTCTGCTTAACTGGCTTGCCACTTTCAATTTCCTTCTTCACGTTTTTCTTAAATGCTGCCTTACTACTTGATCTAGTAAGAGGCATGATTATTGTCCGTGAATAATTGCTAAGTTCAATTTAACTGCTTCTGATAATGAACCACCAGATACGTTATATAAACTGATTACAGCACTTCCAGTTGTAATTGTTGATACAAACGCTGTATATGTACCAGCAGTTGCATTACCACCAGCTACGTTTACAATTAACACATCTCTTGGACTAAGCAAATTGTTATTTAAAGTAAAGTTAACAATTGCTCCAGCAGCTAACGCAGCGTTATTCATAGTAATTTGAACATTGCTTGAATTAGCAGTTACGGCAGTTGATTTGCTAGTTGCTTGAGTTACTGTAGTTTGAGCTGCTGTTGAGTAACCTAGCTGTTGATTTGCGAAACAAGTATCAAATACTGGATCGCTGACTGCTACACCTGTATAAGCCATAATTATTTTCCTTTAATCTTTTCAAGTTGTTTGATTTGACTAACTGCTATCTTTTTAGCAGCAGCTAGTCTAGTGCGATTTGCCTCGATTTCTTTAGCTCGCTGAAGTGTTCTTAAATCATCTTCGGCTTGCCAACGCATATGTTCGGCAGTTTCTTTTGCTTCGGCATTGGCTAATTTCATCAACGATGGAGTTTTTCTAGTAGCCATTATTTGCCTCTGTTACCAGAAGAAATGTTCTTTTCTTTAGGCATTGGCACACCATTTACACGCACAGGTTCGGCTTTTGGGCCAGCAGGAGGTTCAATCATTGGCTTAGTACCAATACGGCACTCGTCTGCATAATCAGCAGCACGTTGCAAATGACCAGGATCTTTTAATCCTGTTTTGCTTTCTTTATCTTTTTCCTTAGTTGATTCATACTTCATTTTCTTGGATGAATCGGACATATCTTTAACGTCATAATCTTTCATTTTATTTTCCTTTGCAAAGAAATCTCAACATGAGATAACTTAGTATAAATCAATTTTTACCATTCCACCAATATTTTCTGCTATTTCTATCGTAATTTTTTTAAAACATCTGTCATCAATCTCCAACGCTTCACACATACCATCTAAACCTGATTTCATGCTTGCCAACATATTGTCCAAGTCCATATATCTACGATTAGGTTTATAAAAGATAATGTGCATTTCTTTGTAATCAGATTTAGGTATATTTGCCATTTTGGTTAGCCAGTAACAATCTGTCTTATAAATTGCTTTTTTCTTAGCTTTTACATGAAAATGAGCACTTGAATTAGGATTTAACTCCTTATATGGCCAAGCAAATGTTAGCATTTTATTAATTCTTCCGTACGTTCAAGTAAGGTTTGCTCGTCAACTCCATAGCGAGCTTCAAATCCTTTTCGCCCAAGTCCGTGAATACCAGTATTTCCTCGATGGTGTTCTGGGCATAATCCGATAACTGGTGCGAGTTTTCTTTTTCCTCCCAGCCGTCTGATATGATGGATTTCACATGGTGTATCATCGTAGCCAAGTACGGATTTACACAATATACATCCCAGTCTTGCAACTTTGCCATAATGTTCCTTTTCTGATTTAGTCATGGTTATTTGTCAAATTTTGTGCAAATTGCTCTAATTTTAATGCTATATCACTAATATCAACGGCAATTTCATAAGCTCGTACAGAATCAAGTTCTTTACAGGCAATCTCATATTGTTTAATTAAATGCAATAAAATTGGAAATGGATGATTTGTCATAATTTTCCTTAATTGTGTCTTGCAAATTCGCCATGATATTTATTTCTAGCTTCAATTGCTACCAATTCTGCCAATTCAATATCATCATAAATGCCAAAATATTTCTTTTTTTGATTAACCATTAATTGAACTGTCCATTTATTTGATGCTTTGTGCCAATTAACTCCTTTAATTCCTGTTTTATTTGTTATTCTCATTTTTGTATTCATCATATTTTCAGAATGATTTGCTTCTCTTAAATTTTCAATTCTATTGTCATAAGTTACACCATTAATATGATCAATATATTTTGGCAAATATCCATAAAAATATAACCAAATCAATTTATGTAATTTATATTGTTTGTTAAATAATCGAGTTTCTATATAACCACCTTTATTTTTACTCCCTACAACATCTCCTTTTTTGGGCTTTGACTTACTATCAAATTTTCTATAAAAATTACCATTTCTATATTCAAATCTATCTTGCAAATATTCTTTTGTAATCATAAGGTTGTCTTTTCTATAAAACGATTGTTTGCTTGTTCAGTCCGCCATATGTCCACTCTAATTTGTGCAGCGACCATCTGCCAGCGTAACTTTTCTTCTATTGAAATTGCTTCTTTTAAACCTTCCAGCAACTCCTGATATTCTTCATTGGCATATGCATCTCGTTCTTGAGCTGCCATTGTTTCAACTCCTTTTAACTGTGCTATTTGCATTAAAAGTGCTTTTTTAGACTTTCTAAACTCCTCGATATATATACGTTCAGATTTGGCTTTTGCATATTTACCAGCGTTTCTTAGTAAAAATTCCACGACTTTATTAGGATTTTCCATTATTCCTCTAAATATTTAATAATTGGTTGTTGAAAACTCTCCGTAAACTGCTGACTTTTTCTATCAAACCACAGTCCTAAAGTACCTTCCCAATCACCATTTCGTTGTTTTGCAGTAATTAAAAATGTGTCTGGTTGGCTATTGTCAGCAATCCTATTTTGTTCTGTTTCTTTTTCTTTTAATCTATTTCTAGCTATAAGCACGACATTGTCTGCCAAATCGGTGATGACTCCAGAACCTTTAATATCTTTCTTTTCTGCTATTCGATTACTTTCTCCACCTTTTCTAATGTGGTGAACCAAATGAATGTGCATCTTTGTTTCTTTAGCAACATCGCATAAAGCATCTACCAAGTCTTTTTGTCCGTTAAAGTCATCTTCTCCTCTAACCAACTTCATCATGGAATCTAAAATGATGTGATCGCATTTTAAATGCTGTTTAGCATAACGACATAACGCAATAGCTTGCCAAGCATCTAACCTTCCTTGATGGTCAAATAAATAGGCTTTATCCTTCTTCCACTTCATAAACTGTTCAATATCGTTATTAGACACGTTTAATGAGCCTATGGCTTGACGAACCATGCGAGATAAGGTCTTGGTAGGTGTCATCTCTAAAGAAGCCGTTAAAACCGTTTTATGGGCTTTTAAGAGTGATAGTTTTAATTGACCAAGAATCAATGATTTTCCTGATCCGTTTTCTCCTGCCCAAATAGTTAATTCAGAATGTCTAAGTCCTACTAATTGGTCTAACTTACCCCAGGGCAACTTATCGCCTTCAATGCCTAAATGTCGGTTTTTGTAATACGTTTTAATTTCGTCTTCAAAATTAGACTTTTCTTTTATCTGGTACATAATTTCGTGATATTCACGATACTGCTCTAAATCAATGTTGATTAACATGAATTTCGTTCTCCGAGTCAAATCCTATTAAGATTTTTGGTTTTATGTTTGTTAAATGAATAAACCAAGCTGCAAATTGTTCATCCGTACAATCGCCATGAATAAGATTTACAACTTGGTTTGTTAAAAATGCCAAATCAATACTACGAGGCATATCCTTTTCTGTGTAGATGGTAGGCATAGGACTATAACTGTCTTTAGGATTAAACCAATCAGGTTTAGTACCAACGATTACAAATACTCCATGTAAGTAATCATTGTTGTACCAAAACTTAAAGGCTTGATCTTGTCCAGTCATAGAAAACTCACTTTCTGTGTAGGTTGTTGTTTATGCATCCATTCAGCTTTAAATCCTCTCCATCCATTTTGACAACAAAGTACCATAACTTGCTCTAAAGACATATTAGCTTTTTGAGCTTCAGCAGTTAGTCCACGAATTACAGTTTCAGTTACTGGAGCTTTAATCTTATTTCTAAAAAACAAATAGTCTTTAAAAATTAAATCACTAACACCGTCTGGTGTAGTTATATTCTTCTCTTCTCTTCTCTTCTCTAGTGACGGTTTCGTAACGATAGGTGCGTTACTTTTTGCGTTACTATTTCTATGCTTTTCTTGACGATCTTTTCCCAAAGCTCTTGATTTTGCTGACTTTCCGTTATGGTAGTCAAAATTCTTCATTCTTAAAATACTTCCGTCTTGCTCTAACCATCCAACAAATTGCATTTGTTCTGCAAAACCTGTAACGCAAGTCAAACGGTCAAGAAACGAAAACGTAACGCTGTGTGCGTTACCATCAACAGTATGTTTATCAAACCAAGACCATACTCGAATAAGTTTTCCAACTACTGCATCAGGATCAATTCCTAACCGACTTGCAATTGCTAATACTTCTGGTTTGTCAGGAGTATCAATTTGAAACTTAATCCAATCTCCAGCCATTTCATTCTCCAAATAAATCAGGTCTAAGCAATTCTTTTGTTAAACGACCTTCAGATAAAACACTTAATTTTTTTAAATGTTTAATTGGTATTTGCTCTCTAGATACCCAGTTATAAACTGCCGTATTCTTAACACCTAAAAGCCTTGAAAGCTCATCTAAAGTACCAAATTCAACTTGCAAAAGTTTCTTAATTTCTTCCATAAATCCTCCTTAAAAAGAACGATAACACAAAAAATGTGTAAAAATGTTACAAAAATAAATAAAAATATTTATAAAAAAGTGTTGCAAAGTGTGTTTTTCGTGTATAGTAACACTTATGCAGTAAATTTAATTAACAAGTGAAGAAAGAGAAAGTTATGACTGAATGGAAAAAAATAAAAGTATTTGTTGTTAAAGCTAATGGTAAATTTATAAACCAAGTTCACATAAAAGAAAAAGCTGAACAAATAGCAAATAAATACATATCAAAAGGATATGAAGTAACAATCAAAGAATCAGAAGCAGAAACAATAAATGTAGATATTGGCATTATTTAATTGAAGAAAGAGAAAGTATATGAAAACATTTATAGAAGCACTCATACTAGGTACATTGATGTTTGTTATTCCATTAGCTGTATGGATTATCAAGACTGGAAGTCTGTAATGTACGACCAATATCTAAAATCTAATTACGATGCTTGGCTTACTAATGACGATTCTGAATATGTTGATGAAGACGCATTTGAAGAACGAGTCAAAGATTTGTTGTATCACAATGATGACTATAACTGCTGTTTATTTGAAAACTTTAGTGAAGACATTTATTCAGCTACTACAGAACAAGCACAATCCATTGAAGAATACTTGCAAAACAAAGACTTTGAAAAACTAGGCCGTTTGTTATGGTGCATATCAATGGAATCTCGTGAGAAGTTTGCAAGAATACAAGCTGAAAAAGAAATGGACAATTAAATGACTAATTTTGTGAAAGAACTAGAAAAAATGGATAAACGTAAAACTTTTAGTGAGTTGCGTCAAATTAACGTCAACGAGTTTACAGAACGTAAAGGTAATCTAACGTATTTGTCTTGGACTTATGGCTTAGATATTTTATTGCAAAACGATTCTACGGCTACATGGAAATTCTTAGAACCAATGGTTTATAACGAAACTATGATGGTGCGTACAGAAGTTACAGCTTTAGGTAAGACTTTAGAAATGCAATTACCTGTAATGGACAATCGTAATAACGCAATCAAAAATCCAGATGCTCGTAAGATTTCGGACTCACAGATGCGTTGTTTGGCTAAAAATATTGCTTGCTTTGGTATTGGTTTATATATCTATGCTGGCTCTGATTTGCCATCTGATGCCATTGATGAAGAAAAACCTGATTTAACAGATTTAACAATTCAATGGTTAGACAACATTAACGAATGTTTAGACATGGATACATTAAAGTCAGCATATGGCCAAGCATATAAAAAACTTAGTAAAGATAAAGAAGCTATTGCAAAGATTAGTGCAGCTAAAGATAAAAGAAAGGCAGAATTACTATGACTGACGCACAATTAAAAGAATTAGCTGACCTTAGAGTTGCTATTCAAGATTTAAAATATCAACTTATTCATAAACATCGTGAATTATCAGATGCAGAGATTATTTCTTGTATGGATAAAGCTGATCCTGATATTAATGAAATGATTGAATTTGCTAGAAAAATATTAAGAAAGGCAAGAAATGACTGATGATTATTTAACAAGAAGAATTACAGTTGAATCTTATGTTCCTGAAACAGGTGATTGGCATAAAGAATTATTTTGGGAACTTCCTGTATCCCAACAAACAGTAAGAGATATGTTAACTGTTTTTATGGGCATGGGAACATTAGCAGAAAGAAATGCTAGAGAAGAATTTGAGCAATACAGAAAGGCATTAAATAAATGAAATTTAACTGTGGAGAAACTTGGTCAACTAAACAACTAAGACTGCAAGAGTGGCATGAATGGTTTGCTTGGCATCCAATAAAACTTGGTGATCATGATTGTAGATGGTTAGAAAAAGTGCAACGCAGAGGTACTTTATGTTGGAGTGGATGGCCTGATTCATGGTGGTACTGGAATTATAAGGCTATTGAAAAAATAAAAAGCGAGTGAAAAATGACAGCAAATGAACTTGCAGATATTTTAGATAGACGAGGCGAAGACCATCAATTAAATGCGGCTAATATGCTACGCCAACAAGAAAAAGAAATTGAGGAGTTGAAAGCTGACGCAGAAAGATATAGGTATTTAAGAAGTCATTGCTACAAACTAAAGTATCCAAATAGTGATATTGATAGAGCAATGGAGTTAAATTTTGTTGTTAGTGGAGTATGGGCTGATAACAAAAATCCTGAAGTATTAGATGGTTTGATTGATTTTATGCATAAAGAGGCGATAAATGACTGATAAAGAATCTGATATTTACTCAACTGGTTATTGGAATGGTATTGCTAAAGTAAAACTTCGTGAATTAACTGATGAAGAAATATTAGATTTATGTCCACCAAATCATTCTGAAATGATGAATGAAGCATACACAATTGAATTTGCAAGAGCAATTATAGAAAGATGCCGTATAATTAACGGAACAGATAAATAACTGCAATTATCTATCTGCCCCTAACCACCACAACTAATAAGGAGTTGATATGGCTGACAACATTATAACCAAAGAACTATTGCATGAAATCTTAGAATATAAAGATGGCAAACTTTTTTGGAAAAAAATTGTAAATCCTAAAAGCAGGTCAAAAGTTGGCGATGAAGCTGGAACTATGACTAGTCATGGGTATAGGCGAATTGTTATCAATTCTAAACAATACTTAGGACATCAATTAGTTTTTATGATGTTTAATGGGTATATTCCAAAAGAAATTGACCACATAAATAGAGTTCGTAGTGATAACAGAATTGAAAATTTAAGACCGTGCACTAGGTCTGAAAACATTTTAAATAGCAGTTTAAGCAATAGAAATAGTACAGGGATAAAACATATTCATAATGTTAAAGGATATGGATATAAAGTTGTAATTCCTAAAAATGGTAAACAAACTTATATTGGTTTTGCAAAGACTATTGATGAAGCAAAAAATCTACTAAGAAAGGCACAAGATAAATGAAAACAAACCACGATGGAACAGTTACTTTAAATGCTAATGTGTATGAAGGAATTATCCAAGGTTCGGAGCAATGGCTTAAAGAATGTCGTTTAGGCAAAGTTACTGCTAGTCGAGTTGCTGACATTTTAGCCAAGACTAAGACTGGTGTATCTGCATCTCGTGGTAATTACTTGATTGAACTTGCATTACAACGAGTAACAGGTAATATTGAACCTATGTACACCAATGATGCTATGGCATGGGGAACTGCTACAGAACCACAGGCGAGAGTTGCTTATGAAGTTAAAACAGGTAATTTTGTTGATCAAATCGCTTTTATCGACCATGACGTTATATCTTGGTTCGGTTGCTCTCCTGATGGCCTTGTCAATAATGATGGGCTTATTGAAATCAAGTGTCCTAACTCTGCTACACATTGGGCAACAATTAAGGATGGTAAACCACCAGCTAAATACGTTATACAAATGCAATCCCAAATGGCAGTAACAAATCGAGAATGGTGCGATTTTATCTCGTTTGATCCTCGTATGCCAGAACGTAGTCAGTTGTTTATTTGTCGTGTAGAACGTGATAAAACGATGATTGATGAAATAGAATCTGAAGTAGTCAAGTTTTTAAGTGAAGTTGAAAGTGAAGTGGAAAGGATGAAAAATTATGGAATTTAATGATTATTTTGAATACAAAAATGGGGAACTTTATTGGAAGAAATTGCATGGTAGAAAAAATACTATAGGTAAAAAAGCTGGATTTTTATATAAAGATGGTTACATAGGTGTTGGCTTTAATAAAAAACAGTACAAAGTTCATAGAATAATTTATGAAATGCATTATGGATATTGTCCAAAGTTTTTAGACCATATTAATGGCATTAAATCAGATAATAGAATTGAAAATTTAAGAGAAACCACAAGAAATCAAAATG